ATAAAGGAACTTACCTTCACGCCCACCCGCTCATGACCAACCGCGACTCAATCAAGCGCCTCGTGGAAAACATCACGGGCTCGCTGGCCACCGTCCAGCATATCGCCGGGCGCTACGAACAGCACGACGCCGACATCATCACGCTGTCCGACCTGAACCGCTCGGCCATCACCGAACTTCAGGTCTTCGCCGATCAGATTGATACCGCTGACGAGTCCGCCCAGGTCAAGCCCCTCCATGACCGCGTCCACGTCCTTGTCGTTCAGCTGCGCGTCCTGCGGAATACGCTCGAGGCCATGGAGAACGCCGCCGATGCCGCCCTTGAAGACGTCCGCCGCATCTCGGCCTCTGTCGAAGAAGCCAGCCCCGAAGATGACAGCCTGTGAACTCTGCAAGGGTGCGTGCTGTGAGAGCATCCTCCTGCCCATCAGCCCTAGCCCGACCTCGACGGAGTTCTATGCCGCCCGCGGCGAGGTCTTCTACATCGATGGCCGCACCTTCGCCGAGGTGGCTTCCCGATGCCCGCACCTCTCCGGCTCCGGCAAGTGCAAGACCTACGCCAGCCGCCCGGTCGCCTGCTCCCGCTTCACCGTGGGCTCGACCATGTGCATCACAGCCATCCAGCGCCGTCGCCCCGATCAGGCCGACGCCATCATGGCCCTTCTCTAATGCTTAATTTCTTTCTAGGATTAATGGTTGGATACTTTGTCCGCGTATCCATTCAACTCGTCACCGAAGACGACAACGACTGATTTCCCACCAACACCCAATAACATACCATGCCCGACCTCATCACCGAACGCGTCATCTATGACGGCATCCAAGCGCTCAATCAATCCGGCGCCAAGGAACTGCTCAAGTCCCCCGCCCATTACCAGGCGTACCTCAACCGCACGCAGGAGGACTCCAAAGCCCTCCGCGTCGGCACCGCCGTCCACAAGCTCGCCCTCGAAGGGCTCGACGCTTACAACGCCACGCACGCCATCGCCCCGGACGTGGACAAGCGCACGAAGGAAGGCAAGGCCGAGTGGGCCGAGTTCGTCACCGCCAACGAAGGCAAGGCCATCCTAACCGCCGAAGAGGGTGCCCTCGTCGACGCTGTCGCCAACTCCGCTGCTGTCTGCATGAAGAACAACGGCATCGTCCTCTCGAAGACCGAGGTTATGTTCACCGCCTTCATCGGCGATACCCTGGTCAAGTGCGCCATCGACGGCATTTCCGACGACGGCTATATCTACGACCTGAAGACCTGCGAAGACGCCAGCCCGCACGGCTTCCTTCAGTCCGTCCGCAAATACAAGTATGCCCTCCAGGCTTACTTCTACCGGCACGCCGTCGAGTCCGCCTATAAGTGCCGCGTCCTCGGCTTTCGCTTCATCGCCGTCGAGAAGGAGCCGCCTTACGCCCACGCGGTCTACGAGCTGGGGCCGGAACTGATGACCGGGGCCGCCTTTGACTTCGAGCGCGCGCTGACCCTGTACAAGGACTGCACCGCCTCGGGCAACTGGCCCGGCTACCAGACCGAAATCACCACCATCGACATCGCCGCCAAACCCAGCGCCGCGACTAACATCAACTTCGCCTAATATGGAGCCCGTAAAGTACGTTCACCCTCCGTACAACCCGGAGACAGATCCGGCTTATAAAGAGTTAAGGCCTGAACTGCCTTTCTACCGGTGCAGCATTACAGAGCATAGTGAAAGAAAAGGTCTTTTTTATTATAAGTTTACCTGCCCTCATTGTGGGAAAGAAAACACACACGGGGCCGGCAATGGAACCAGGTACAAACATTGCTTAAATGATACCTGCCCGCCTCAATACAATATTTGGGCGAACCCTTACGACCCGCTTTATGACGATAAAGAAATGGGGCCATCATACATTCACCCACAAACTAATAACACCATGACCACCGAAAACAACGACCGCCCCCCGCTCACGTCCATCAGCACGAACGGCACCTACAAGCTGAAACTCATCAAGCCCAAGTTCGAGAAGGTCAAACAGTGGGAGGACGGCACCACGTCCTGCCGCCTGTTCTTCGTCGACGACAAGGGCTTCTGCCTGTCCAAGAACTTCTCCAGCAAGTACGGCAAGGCCCTCGCCATGCTCGTCGGCAAGTTCTCCGGCAAGTACACCAACGAGATCAGGCTCGACGCGACCCCTGCCGAGTACCTGGAATACATCGGCCCGGCCTGCGGTCAGACCATCCTCGTCGGCGTCGAGGTCGAACCGAACGGCGAGTGGCAGGGCAAGCCCCAGTACAAGTACAAGATGACGTACCCGAAGGGCTCCCAAAAGCCTACCGTGCAGGACAACCCGCCCCCCGAAGGCGTCCCCTTCTAACGCCCGATGAGCGACGCACCCACGCCGATGGCTCCTCCCACCCTTGTCCTCGTAAGCGGTTACGCAAGGGCCGGGAAGGACACCCTCGCTTCCGGCATCCTCGAGTGGTCCCAGCGACCCGCCGAGCATATCAACTTCGCCGACGCCCTCAAGGAGGCCGCTAACCACTACATGGATTACCTCGGCCTTGATGGGGACTTCTTCAAGGAAGACTTCAAGGTCGATAACCGCGACTTCCTCGTGCACGCGGGCAAGTTCGCCCGGCGCATGGATCGGGACGTCTTCGCCCGCCACTTCGCCAACTGGTGCCCGGTCATGAAGCACCACGACCAACCCTCCCCCGAGACGGTCGTCTGCTCCGACTGGCGCTACATCAACGAGCTGCGCGTCTGCCAAGACATCCTCTGGGAGAAGGGCTGGAAGGTCCGCACCATCTATGTCGCCACCGCTGGCGTCGGTCCCGCCAACGACGAAGAGCTCGACAGCATCGCCGAGATACGCGCGTCCCATTTGTTCGATCAGGAGTACATCTTCAGGCCGTCCTCGCGTAACGCGATCATGACCGAAGGCCGCAACCTCGCCCGCTCATGGAAACTATGAACCCCGAGACGCTGCGCTGGGCGAACAAAGTCGGCCTATCTCCTGACCGAGTGGCCTTCCTGCTGGCCTGCCCCAAGTATACCCGCACCGGGCGAAACGACAAGCCCGCCTATATCAAGGCCGAGAACCCGAACCACCACCTCCAGAAACTTGGCGACTGCTACTGGTTCCGCCTGCGTCGCCGCGGCAAGGACATCGTCGAGAACATCGCCAGCGACCTCGAGACCGCCCGCAAGCGCCGTGACGAGATGCTCGCGGCCTTCGACGCCGGGAAGCCTATCCCTTACATCAATGTCCGATGAGCGACTGGCAACCGATAGAGACGGCTCCTAAGGATGGGACGTACTTCCTTGCTGGATTTCATGATGACCTCTATGGCCGCAAGGTATGGGCGGCGATGTGCAACTGGAGGTTTGGGTCTTTTCACGTTGTAGAAATGTACCCAGCCCAGCCTGACTTCTGGATGCCCCTTCCCAACCCACCCACAAAATGAGCACACCTACCCGCTTCGTCGCTTTCGGCGACAACCACGGCGACATGGCCGACGAGAACGCCGTCGAGGCCCTCGTCGAGTTCATCAAGGACTACAAGCCGACCGTGCGCGTCCACCTCGGCGACTGCTTTGACTTCCGATCCCTGCGCCGTGGAGCCGGGCAGGATGCCGAAGGCGCCGAGTCCCTCATCTCCGACATCGAGGCCGGCGAAGCCTTCCTTGAGCGCACTAAGCCCACCGTCTACCTGATGGGCAACCATGAGCACCGCGCCCAAGCCCTCCAGCACACCTCCGGCTCCGCCCTGGTACGCGACTACTGCGCCGACCTCGAAGCCCGCATCAAGACCGCCGCGAAGAGCTGCGGAGCGAAGACCATCCTACCCTACCACGCCGAGAAGGGCGTCTATCGCCTAGGTCAGGTCGCTTTCATCCATGGCTACGCCCACGGCCTGAACGCCACCGCCGAACAGGGCAAGCACTACGCCGACCGCGGCGGCGCTCTGATTCACGGCCACACGCACACGCTCGCCCAGGTCAACCTGACCAAGGCCGAAGGCGGCGCCGCGTTCTCCGCCGGCTGTCTCTGCCAGAAGGACGCCATGGCCTACGCGTCGCACCGCCTAGCCACGTCCCGCTGGGGCTCAGGCTTCGCCGCCGGCTGGGTCGACGGCAAGGACTGGAAGGTCTGGCTCGTCCACCGCGTCGGCTCCCGCTGGGTCTGGACCACCGACCTCAAGGTCTTCACCCCGAAGGCCCGATGAAGCGCTTCGACGCCCACGCCCTCGTCGCCGCCCTGGTCAGCGAACCCAAGGACGCCCCCGAAGGCTGGCTCAAGACCGTCGAGGTCACCCGCCTCCTAGGTTATCAAACCCGGGCAGGAGTCGCCCTGCCTATCGCCCGCATCGTCAAGGCAGGCTTCGCCCAAGAGCGACGCATCACCCGCAGCCGACTGGCGTACAAACTGAGCCCTCGGTTCAAGACCTGGGCACAGGCGCACGAAGCCGCCATCGCCCTTGAAGCCTTCAAGGCGCCCGCCGGATGGGTCAACCTTTCCGACTACGCCCGCAAGCACCGACGCACCG